AAAAATACAAGGCAAAGGCGGCAAAAAATACAATCCTGTAATTGGGGACAATGATGATTTTAAGCCTGAACTAATAAATGCAATATTTGCTTTTTTTGGGTATTGTGATGAGATATTTACTTGGGGCGCAGATTACTATGCGGAATTACTTCAAGGGAAAAACGATGGAAGTTGGTTTTGTTGGGACAAGAGATGTTCGGAAGATGCTGATAAAATTATTGGAAATTGTTTTGAATTGTGTTGGAGTAAGAAAAAGCATAAAAAAGAAATTGTCAGAATAAAATGGATGGGTGCTTTCGGTAGTCAGGATGCAAGAAACAGAGTGCATCCGACACAGAAGCCGATAAAACTTGCAGAATGGTTTTTGAATAAATATAGCAAAGAAAATGACCTTGTTGTTGACCTTTTCGGCGGCAGTGGCTCAACCCTTATAGCCTGTGAACAGTTAAACAGAAAATGCTATATGTGTGAGCTTGACCCGCATTACGTCGATGTGATTATTGCCCGCTGGGAGAACCTGACCGACAAAAAGGCTGTATTACTGAACGGATAAGGAGTGATTCACGATTGCGAGTAACAAGAGGCCCGACTGGGCGAAGATAAGGGCGGAATACATCGGCGGCGGCATCAGCCAAAGAAAACTTGCAAGGAAATACGGCGTTTCAGAGAATACGCTGATTAAACGGGCCAATACTGAAGGCTGGGCGAATCAGCGAGACGGCTTGTACAATGAAGTTACAACGAGGGTGCAACAAAAAACCGCTGATGAAATCGCCAGCAACGCCGCCAAGTACGAACACGCCAAGGGGCTTGCAATCGACCGCCTGATCCGTGCGCTTGAGCGTATGCCTGAGAACGGTGGCAGTCATTCACGGCAAACCATCACGGACGGCGGCAAACGGCTGACCGTAGATCATGACCTTCTGTCCATCGTTTCGGCCCTTGAGAAGCTCGGCGCAAATATGACGATAGACAAGGTCGACGATCCTGTCATGCAGATGCTAAAGAGGTGGGACGATGCTGCCGGGGTCTGAGAAGCAATTGGAGTTTTGGCGCAACGCTACCCACCGTTGGAACATCAAGACCGGGGCTACACGAAGCGGGAAGACCTACCTCGACTACTTCCTGATCCCAAAGCGGTTGATATCAGGTGACGGCAAAGATGGCTTAAACGTGATTCTCGGCAACACCCGCGAGACAATCCGCAGAAACATCCTGCTCCCGATGCAGGAGATGTACGGAGCGCACCGCATCGGCAGCATCCGAAGCGACAATAGCTGCATGATGTTCGGACAGCGGGTCTTTGTGCTTGGTGCAGACAACGCGAACCACGTCGACCGTCTGCGCGGCTCGTCTATTAAATATTGCTACGGCGATGAAGTCGTGACTTGGCATCCCGATGTCTTCGATATGCTGAAGAGCCGTCTCGACAAGCCGTATTCGATATTCGATGGCACTTGCAACCCGGACAGCCCGCAGCACTGGTTCTACGAGTTCCTGCAGTCGGACGCTGATATCTACCAGCAGTCCTACACGATAGACGACAACCCATTCCTCGACCCGGTCTTCGTTGAGAACCTGAAGCGCGAATACGAAGGCACGGTGCTCTATGATCGTTATATCAACGGCCTATGGGTTGCGGCTGAAGGTGCGCTGTTCACGACCTATCCGAAATACACGGACGATGCAACGCTGTTCCGTGATGGGATCGCGCACATCGACGCAGCTTACGGCGGCGAGGACTTCACAGCCTTGACCATCGGCAAGCGACAAGGCGACACGCTGTACCTCTATGGTCGGCTGTGGCACAAGCACGTCGACACGGTGCTCGACACTTGCATCGAAGAGGCGAAGCGGCTGCTTTGTGCGCCGATTCTCTGCGAGACGAACGCCGACAAAGGGTATCTTGCCAAGGAAATACAGCGGCGCGGGTATTCGGCTAGACCGTACCCGGAAAACATGAACAAACACCTGAAGATCAGCACGTTCCTCCGTAAATGGTGGGGGAACGTGGTTTTTCTGACTGGCACAGACAAAGCGTATCAGGCGCAGATTCTCAGCTACACCGAGGATGCAGAGCACGATGACGCGCCGGACAGTGCGGCGTGCGTTGCGAGGCATTACGACCGCCGGGGCAGCGAGGACTATATCAGTCCGTTCAATTAAGGGGGTGAACCGATTTGATAACGTATCAGGACTTTCTGAAGGAGACCAATACAGCCGTTTTCTTGTCTCGGCTCATCTCCGACCACAACGCCTCGTCTATGGTGCAGACGGCACATGACGCTGACCTGTACGACAGACGAAAGAACCGCACCATCAACGAGTACGTGCAGAAGATGTACACGCTGTCGGGGCTGGCTGTTCAGGACTACACGGCATCGAACAACAAGCTGGCCTCGAACTTCTTCAATAGGCTGAACACCCAGCGGGCGACCTACTCGCTCGGCAACGGCATCACGTTTAACAGCGAGGGCGTAAAAGAGAGGCTGGGCATCGACTTCGACACACGCATCATGGAAGGCGGTCGGCTGGCGCTGATCCACGGCTTGAGCTTCGTCTTCTTCAACGTTGATCGTGTCCACGTTTTCCCGCTGACGGAGTTTGCCCCGCTGTGGGATGAGGAGACAGGAGCTTTGAGGGCTGGCGTTCGGTACTGGCGTATTGACCCTGAGAAGCCCCTACAAGCCGTTTTCTATGAGGAGGATGGATATACCGTCTACCGTGCACAAAGCGGCTCAAACCTCGAAATAGCCGAAGAAAAACGGCCTTATAGGGAGCGCGTGCGGATTGTACCCGCAGACGATACGCCCGAGGTTATTGGCGGAGACAATTACGGAGCATTGCCAATCGTGCCGCTGTGGGGGTCTAGGCTGCATCAGTCCACCTTGATCGGTATGCAGCAGCAAATCGACAGCTACGACCTGATTTGTTCGGGCTTTGCAAACGACCTCGAAGACTGCGCACAGATTTACTGGCTGCTGGAAAACTACGGCGGCATGACAGATGCCGACATGGCGCGGTTCAGGGATCGCCTGAAGCTCCAGCACATCGCCGTCGCGGACACAACCGAGGGGCGCGTCACACCATATACGCAGGAGCTGCCGACAACGGCGCGTCAGGCATACCTCGAGATGATGCGCTCGCGCATTTACGAGGATTTCGGCGGGCTGGACACCGTGAGCTTCTCCGCTGGGCAGAAGACAGCAACCGAGATTCAGGCGATGTACCAGCCGATGGATGAACAGGCCGATGACTTCGAGTTTCAGATCATCGAAGCGGTGCAAGCGATCCTGCGGCTGATCGGGATCGAGGATACGCCGATTTTCAAGCGAAACCGTATCACTAACCAGCTTGAACAAGTGCAGCTCGTGATGATGGAAGCTGATGTGCTGGATTCGGAAACGCTGCTGCGCAAGCTACCGAACATCACGGACGATGAGATCCCGGACATCCTCGCCAAGCGGGATGCAGAAGGCGGCGGCAGATTCACGACCGAAGAGACGGAGGAGGTGTTTGACGTATGAGCGCACTTCCTACCGTGATTTGGATCGGGTATTCCAACGAACAGAACGCGAGGACGGTGGAGCTTGATATCTCGGAGATGCTAGAAAAGTACCCATCGGCGACCCCGCAACTGCTGGTTCATAAATCCGAGAACTACGTCAACTATATCGCGGAGACATCCGTCAGCGGCTCGACGCTGTCTTGGACGGTCACGGCATATGACCTCGACTATCAGAAGAACGGCACGGCACAGGTCGTCCTTGTAGATTCTTCCGGCTCTGACGATATCGTGCTGGCATCCGAGGTGATCCCGGTCAAAGTGTCCGGCGGCATCGAAAACATATCAACATCCGACCTTCCGACACCGCAGGAGACCTACCTGACGCAGATTCTTGCTGCGGCAGCGCGGGCTGAGGCGGCGGCTGCTTCGGTTCCGACGATCACGTTCGACAACGACACGGGCGAGGTCATCGTGGGAGGTGGTAGTTGATGGAGCCTATCACTAGAATCGAGCATTATCTCGCGTCTATCGTCGACGGTGCGTCGAACACGCTGACACCCATCACCCGCATTGAGAAATACCTCGACGCGATCCTCAACGGAACGACCGACGTGCCAACACCGATCACCCGCATAGAGTTTTACCTTGCGGCTATTGCAGGCGCGGGTTCGTCGTTTCCTGTTCCGATCATGCGTGTCGAGTACTACCTCGCGGCAATTTCTGGCGCGGATGTAGAACCGCCTGAACCGATCACCCGCGAGGAGCATTGGCTTTATGACTGGTGGGAGAGCGGGTCGCTTGAGGGCGTAACGTTCAAGCGCGGAGAACTGGCGATCGACCCGAACGCCGACAACGTGCAGGTGACAATGGACAACGACACCGTCGTCGTAGACAACGGCACACCGGGCAACACGTTGGCGTTCAATGACGGAGAAGTGGTCGTGACTTAAGGAGGGCTTATGGACGCTGGACAGCTTGCAACCGAGGCGGCTGTGCGGCGTATGGAGCGCCGCCTGAGAGCCGTTTATCGAGAGGCACAAAGGGATATAATCAATAAACTGCGGGACTTCAATCTGCGGCACCTTGAGAAGGACAAGCGGCTGCGTGCGCTGGTCGAGGCCGGGAAAATGGCAAAAGAGGACTACGACGCATGGCTTCGCGGTCAGGTTTTTCAGGGAACTATGTGGCAAGAGAAGCGTGACGCGATCTCCGATGTTCTGACGAACGCGAACAAGAAAGCCGCGCAGATCATGAACGACGAGCGTGTCAACGTGTTTGCAGCAAACGCCAATTACATCAACTATCGCGTTGAAAAAGGGTCGAAGTACACGATTAGTTTTAATCTGTACGATGAAAACACAGTCAAAAAGCTCCTGAAAGACCAGCCTGAACTCCTTCCGAGGCGAGTAATTAACGGCAGAAAAGACAAGGCGTGGAACCGCCGAAAGATATCGAACAGCGTGACACAGGGCATCATACAGGGCGAAAGCATCCCACAACTTTCAAGCCGTATTGCGCGTGATACAGGGATGTCCTCGCTCGTTGCAACGACCCTATATGCGCGGACGGCTATGACGGCGGCACAGAACATCGGCAGAATTGAAGCGATGCAAAAGCAGCAGGATATGGGCATCAAAGTCCGCAAACGGTGGATCGCGACGAAGGACAGCCGAACACGCGACACACACGCCGAACTCGACGGGCAAGTGGTCGACGTTGACGAGCCGTTCACGGTCGACGGTATGGAAATCATGGAGCCGGGCGACCCGAACGCCGATCCTTCACTCGTCTATAACTGCCGCTGTTCGCTGGGGTATGAGTACCCTGATTACCCAAACTTTCGCGATGACAGCGACTTCAATGACTGGTTGAGGAGCAAACAATGAGCAGCGTGAAAGTAACGGACAACACCGATGAAGCACTGAGCGCGCTCGAATCCGCAGTAGAGCGCGGGCTAGAAATCATTGGCGGCAAGGCAGAAACCTATGCAAAAGACATCTGCCCAGTGGATACAGGTCGACTGCGTGGAGATATCACACATCAGACTGACCCAGCAGAAAAGGCCGTTGCAATCGGTAGTAATGTCGAGTACGCGCCGTATGTCGAGCTAGGCACAGGCCCGTACTTCGTACCGCCGCCCGAGTGGATTCACAACGGCGCGACACAGGGGCGCGGCATCGGACACAGTTTCGTGCATCCGAGGCCCTTCCTGAGACCCGCAATCGAACAGCACACCGACGAATACAAGTATGTATTCGAATCCGAGCTTAAGCGCGGATGACCAAATAAAACCAGCATCCCAAAGAATCGGGGTGCTGTTTTTATACAACCTCTGAGCCGAAGGACAGGCTCCGAAGAACCGACAGGAGGATTTATATGGCACTTACACGATCTATGCTGAAGGGCATGGGGCTGACTGAAGAACAAGTCGGCGCAATCATTGACGCGCACACCGAAACCGTAGACGGGCTGAAAGAAAGCTTGAAGACGGCGAAGGCGGACGCAGACAAGCTCAAAGCCGTTCAGAAGGAATTGGACGATCTGAAGAGCACCAACGGCGACGATTACAAGGCGAGATACGAGAAGGAACACGCGGATTTCGACGAGTACAAGAAGACCGTCGCCAACGAAAAGGCGACCGCTGAAAAGCGGAGCCTGTACCGTGAACTCCTGCGGGAGTGCGGTGTTGACGCAAAGCGCATTGACAGCGTGATGAAGGTCGCGGATATCGACGCGGCAAAGGTCAAAGACGGCAAAATCGAGAACGTCGAAGACCTGACCAAAAGCATCAAGGCCGAATGGTCTGACTTCATCGCGACGGATTCGACGCGCGGCGCGAACGTGCAGACCCCTCCTCAGGGCAAGGGCAGCACGAAAATGACCCGCGAAGAGATCTTCCGCAAAGATGAACACGGCAAATACGTACATAGCACCCAAGAACGCATCAACGCCATTCAAGAAAATCTTGAGGCACAGATGAAAGGAGAATAACAATGTCTGCAACGAATGTTGAAACCTTTTCCAACCCCCGCGACTCTCTGCCGAACGTTTATACGAACGTTACCGCCCGCGAGATCGAATTTGTAACCCGCTTCGGCGATAACTGGGATGCTCTGCGTAATATCATGGGCATCATGCGCCCGATCCGCAAGGCTCCCGGCTCCACGCTGATCACCTACACCGCGTCTGTCGCGCTGGAGAGCGGCAACGTCGACCCCGGCGAAGTGATCCCCTACAGCAAGGCGACGATCGTTCAGGCTGGCAAGGCTGATGTTGATATCGAAAAGTATGCGAAGGCTGTCCCGATTGAGGATGTCAGCAGGTACGGCGCGGAGATCGCTGTAGAGAAGAGCGATGACGCTTTCCTCAACCAGCTGCAGACGAACGTTCTGACGAAGTTCTACACGTTCCTCAATACTGGCTCGTTGACTGGCAGCGCGGCCACCTTCCAAGATGCGCTCGCGAAAGCGAAGGGCTTGGTACTGAATAAGTTCAATGTCATCCGCAAGTCCGTGACCGAGGTCGTTGGTTTCTGCAACGTGCTGGATTTCTATGACTACCTCGGCGCTGCCCCGATCACCGTTCAGACGCAGTTCGGCCTGACCTACGTGCAGAACTTCATGGGCTATTCCACCCTGTTCCTGCTCTCCGCGCCGGACGTTGCCCGCAACACCGTTCTCGCCACCCCTGTTGAGAACATCGACCTGTACTATGTCGATCCGGGCGATTCTGAGTTTGCCCGCCTCGGTCTGCAGTACACCACTCAGGGCGAAACCAACCTGATCGGCTTCCACGTACAGGGCAACTACAGCACCGCCGTCGGTGAGACTTATGCGCTGATGGGCATGAAGCTGTGGGCCGAGTATCTTGACGGCATCGCCAAGGTCACCATCGGTGCCTGATGGGCTGGAAAGTCGCGGTTGATTTCGTAGATATCTGCGACGGCAACAGGCTTTGCAGGGCGGGGGAGCCGTTCCCCCGTCCCGGCCTCGCTGCCAGCGAAAAACGATTGGCGGAACTCGCCGGAAGTGGCAACCGCGTCGGCTGTCCGCTGATCATCAAAGACGGCGAAAATGCGCCGGAGAAACCGAAAGCGGCCCCCCGGAAGAGGGGAGTGAAGAAGGATGCTTGAAAGACTTTGCGCTCACTTGCATAACTACTTCGAACGCCATCCTGCAACGCACGAGCAGATGATCCACGCTGGAACGTACACAATTACAGGCGGCAGCATCGAGCTGCCGTTTTTGCTGTCCGGCCAGCGGTTCAGGATCAAAGGCTCCGCGCTGAATGACGGTGTTTACACATACGGCGAGACCATCCGAAACGACGATGACACGGCGGCGGCTGACCTCTATGCAGAGACGTTCACCGGGGAGATCTGGGCGATGTACCCGCCGAAAGCGGTACTTGAAATCGCGGCGAGCGCATCCGAGTGGATGACCAAACACGGCGAGGCATTGAACAGCCCCTATACGTCTGAATCGTTCGGCGGGTACTCGTACACCAAGGGCGCGACGGATGCGACAGATGGAATGCCAGCGGGTACGTGGTACGGAGTGCCGAAGTCTGCGCTTGCCCAATGGAGGAAGGTGTATACCGAATGAGCCTGATTGACGAAAAAATGGAGCAATGCGTCCATATGACCAAACGCTCCGTTTCTGACGGCTTGGGTGGGTATACATATGCATGGGTTGACGGTACGGCCTTTACTGCGGCTATCGTCAAGGATTCGTCTATGCAAGCCCGGATTGCCGAGAAGGACGGAGTAACGGAGCTGTACACCATCACCGTGTACAAGGGCGCAGCGCTCGCTTTTCATGATGTCTTCCGGCGCGTATCGGACGGCGCAATTTTCCGTGTGACCTCGAACGTGACCGATTCAGAGACACCTGAGCGGGCGACTTTCCAAATCGGACAGGTGACCGCCGAGAAGTGGGTGATCCCAACATGATCTCGACGGCCTCTGCGCTCTATGCGTTCTACTCAAACTTTGGCCTGCCTGCATACGAGGTGAACACCGTACCCGACGACGTGACGCTTCCGTACATCACCTATCTGTACAACGAGCCGCAATATCAATCATCGGCGACCCATTACGCGCAGATCTTCATGCGCACCAATTCGAACACGGCTCTGCTCGATAAGGCGGGGCAGATCGTTTCTGTGATTGGCGAGGGCGTTGTGCTTGGTAACGGTGTCGTCATTCGTCCGTCTACGCCGCTTGTTCAGATCATGCACGACGCATCCAATCCCGACATCCGCATCGCATACATC